ACCTGAGTGGCGCTGCTATCTATTACTCGGACGGTAATTTTGACGTCAATTATCGTAGAGGTTATTTCTTGAGTATCACGAATCTTGAAGAGATTGAAACGGAGATGCATCACGATGTTAAAAGCTGTCGTCGATGGTCGTTTACTTGGAAAAACGTTTTGAGAATCAAGAGTTGGAAGCTGAAGCCTGCCGCTGGATCTTTTGAAGCGGTAGCTAAAAATGCTAGCGCCGCGTCAAAGGCAATCGCTGATGGCGCTAAATCTCAAGGCACCGACGAGAAATGCGCGCAGTCTGAAACGCCAGAGATTAAAGTTGGCGACAGGGTTGCGTTCAGGCACGGCGACGAACCGACAGAAGCTCTATGTGGCGATGTGATTGCGACGAAAGGTAGCGAAGCGGTGGTTGAGGTTGATCAGCTGTTGGGGTGCCGAGCATTCATTCTGTCGTTTGACAAGCTGATCGTCATTCCGCCAAAAGCACAAGAGCAATCGAACGATTGAGAGGTTTATGACTGAAGTGGAACGCTTGACTGCTTGATAAAACGGTCAAAGCTTTTTATAGCTAGGCGCTGGTGAGATTGAGCGGTTGGGAGGCCGCGATTGCCAGCGCCTAATCTGTATATTTCAGAGGTAGAGGAGGGATAACAAACATGGTCAAATGGCTAAAAATTGACAAACAAGATAAGACGAGGCGACGCCGTCAGGAGATCGGGCAGGTCGCCATTTATTATATTTCGAAGCAGGCAATTATTATTGGCGACGAGCGAAAATGCAAGCCGTTGTCGCACTATATTCTCTTACAGTCTTGGCAAGACCGAAACAAGAAACCGTACCAAAATATGCTGCGTAAGTTACAAAGCACTAAAGATCTGACTCTCATGCAGGCACAGCTCATCGCAAATAGCTACGGTGTACACATCTCAGCCGTTTCCAAGCAGTCAATACCAAAGGAACTACGCGTCAATCTCTAGAATTGTAATCATGAAAGATGACTTCAAATCATGTCCTAAATGCGGCCGAAAATATAAGCGGCAAGACAACTACGATATTCACGTAGCCAGTTGCAAACGTACGTCGCCATCAACTCATGGTGGAGCGAGAAAAGGCAGCGGTGGAGTCAAAGGTAAAAAGACTCAAAAGGTTCTCGACCGGATGAAAGAGAAGCAGCGTATCTTGGATCGAATCACTAGAAACGCTGATAAGTTATACGAAGCACAGTTTCGGTTGGCTACTGGCGTGCAGCTGCTGTTTGTTATCAAGACTGACCGCAAAGGCAATCGGTTGCCAGCAGAGCAAGTTACCGACCCTGAGACTATTGCGGCATTTCTTGATGGTGAGCTGGATGGTGTGGACGACGAGTACTATTTCATCGTCACGCAGAAGCCAGACAACAAAGCTATTAAGGACATGCTCGACCGAGCATTCGGCAAGCCAGTTGATCACGTTGACCTATCTGTCGATGTCCGCGAGAAGCAGCCGCCAAAGATTGTATCGACTATCAAGCCGCGCAAAACGAAAGGCGAATAACCCATGTCGCTAGAATTAAAGCCGAAGCAGCAAAGCGTTGTCGATATTATTAACGATTGCCCTGAAGTCGATACTATTTATTTGATTGGTGCGGTAGGTACTGGCAAGACAGATATCGCGGCGAGTGTCGGCATCGATATTTGCGACACATTTGAGAAGACGTATTGGACGGTGTTTCGTAAAAATATTAGCACTGCGAAGCGATCGGTTATTCCGTCATACCTGACAATGCTCGACCGCAAGAACTTCAAAGAGGGCGAGGACTACACATACAACGGCCAAGATTATGAAATTAAGTTCCCAAATGGCTCAAAGATTGGCTTTGTGGAGGCGGACGAGACGAAAGACAGGAATGGGCAGAAGATTAAAGGTATCAACGCCAGTGCTAGTCATATTGACGAGGCTGACGAATTGTCGCTGACGATGTTTACCACGGCCAAATCTCGCAAAGGACGCCGCAATACTAACGGGCAGCCGAGCATCGCCATTATCACTCTCAATCCAAACGATGTTGATCATATTAAAGAGGTATACATGCGTTGGAAATACGGCGGAAATGGCAAGTATGAGCCACTGCCACCGAATATTCGCGTGGTCGAGTTTGATTTGTCAGACTCGTGGCAAATGCAATCAGATATTGACGCGATGATGACCAACCCGACGTGGTGGGTTGAACGGTACCTGAAAAACAACTGGGAGTACCAAGACGAGAGCAAGACGATATTCCGCTCGAGTATTTTCGCCAAGGCGATCGTCAAGAGCTACAAGCCAGGGCGTAAGACGACCGGCTATGACGTGGCGCGTGATGGCGTTGACCGTAGCGTGGCAGCAGATTGGGAGAACCTGACACTGATTGATGGCAGCATCACGAAAGATTCAAGCGAGCAGATGGAAACAGGCAAGCAAGCCGAGTGGCTGATTGAGCATTCAGATAACTTCGCTATCGGTTACGAGAATATTGCAGTCGACGGCGTGGGTGTCGGTGTTGGTGTTATTGATGGTGGTAAAGACCGCGGTGCTGAGTTTGCCGTGTTTAAGTCCGGCTTTGCGCCTGATCCATTTTTGACATTTGGCGACGAGCCGAAGAGTCGAGAGGATGCCGAGCGTTCACAGGAGTTGATGGCGTTTAATAATCTGCGATCACAGGTGGCGTACATGCTGGCAATGGGGTTAGACAGCGGCAAGGTCAAAATCCTCGATAGCTTTCCATTTTTCAATGAGTTTATTAAAGAGGCACAGATGCACCACCACGAGTACAAAGACAAGGTGTTTGTGTTGGAATCCAAAGAGTCAATCAAGAAGCGGCTCGGCAAATCGCCTGACATATTCGACTCTGTATTGATGGGTTTCTGGCTACAACTGAAGCACGAGGTGGTGATGGAGTGGGGCGGGATTATGTAATCCGTATATTTACAGTTAGAGGACTATATGAAATTGAAAGATTTTTTGCGCAAATTAAAGTTTCAAAAGCCAGACAGGGATACTGTCATTGAGGCGTGGATAGGGCTGCTGATGTTTGTCGGCGTGCCATTTTGTATTTGGCTATATTATGGCGGCAAGGTCGCCATAGTGGTATTTGTCGGCGTGCAGCTGATATTTTGGTCGGTTTATTTATATAGGAGCAATAAGTAGATGGGAATTATTAAAACAGCCATGGGGTTAAGGAGTGAGCGACGTGTGAGCGGCGTTGACCCCGCTTTTCAGAGATTATCGATGTTCGATCATTACCGAGCCAGCAGTTACGCGACAGCTTATCCTAATATTCGAACGGTTGCCAATAAATACATGACAGTGCGACCATTTGCTATTGACGGCAATGGCAAGCAGGTGCCACACGAAGTCATTAACGCGTTGTATCACCCTAACAAATCTGACAGCTCTGTAGCGTTTGCCGAGAAGATAGCCGTATCGACGCTATCGCTACGCAAGACATATATTTTGGTATGGAGCAACTATGGCGGAGTAGCAAAGCCTGGCGGTGACTTCAGGGGGCAGGGCGGCAAGAATGTTGCCGGCTTTACGTTCTTGGAGTTTCCACGAGTTGAACGAGTTGGCGACAAGACAACATACACAGTCGGCACACAGACGTTTACTGAAGATGAAGTGCTGGTACTACCTGGTGGTGTTGATCCAAACGATCTGTACGCCGGCTATTCGCCGTCTGAAGCCTCACGTCGCTGGGCGACACTTGACGACTATATTGCTGATTTCCAAGCCGGCTTTTTCGAGAATGGAGCAGTGCCGGCTGGTCAGTTCATTATTACCGCACCAACACGGCAGGCCTTTCAGGAGAGCGTGGCGATGTTGCAAGATGCTCATCGCGGGGCTGGTAGCAATAATAATGTCACTTACACGCACCGACCGGTTGACTCTAAGACCGGCAAGCCATCGACTACCGCGGCTGTTGAATGGGTGCCGTTCTCGCAACCAAACAAAGATATTGACTTCGAGAATTTATTTAAGCAGGTGGATAGGCGGATTGACACGTCATTTGGCGTTTCAGCCATCATGAAAGGCATTGATGACACTGCAACATACGCCAACGCACAGGTGTCAAAGCAGGTATTCGCCGAGAACGTCGTTGATCCATTGCTACTACGCAACTACACACAGCTGACGCACGAGCTAAACCGAATCACTGGTGGCATGGGAATAGCTATTACCTACGAGTTCGCTATCCCGCAGGTCGTCGACGAGGTCAAAGTGCAGGCTGAGGCTGATGATATTCGTATCAATAGCATTCTGAAACTGGAAGCCGCTGGCTACAGTACCAAGAGCATCATCGATGCGCTGAAGTTGCCGAACAACTTTAAGCTACTACGCAAGGGTGACTACCAGCCGCCAGAGATTGAAAATGACAAGCCAGATGTTGATGAGGGTGATGAAGTAGCAGATGCGCCAGACCGCCGCAAGGT